CCTGCGTTTATTGAAGGACGGCACCACAAGATCATGGCAGAAGCCTTTGAGCGGGTTGCCAATGGTGAACTGAAGCGTCTGATCGTAAACATGCCGCCGAGGCACACCAAATCAGAGTTTGCGTCCTATCTGTTGCCTGCTTGGTTTCTAGGCCGGTTCCCAGAGAAAAAGATTATCCAGACGGCACATACCGCAGAGTTGTCTGTGGGGTTTGGTCGTAAGGTGCGAAACCTCGTTGACAGCGATGACTACAAGTCAGTCTTTCCTAGTTTAGGTTTACGATCCGATAGCAAAGCCGCTGGTCGATGGAGCACTAGCAAGAACGGTGAATACTTCGCTATTGGTGTGGGTGGTGCTGTGACTGGTAAAGGTGCAGACCTGCTGATCATCGATGACCCGCATTCTGAGCAGGAAGGCCAAAGTGCCGACGCAGGTGTCTTTGATCGAGTGTATGACTGGTACACATCAGGCCCACGTCAGCGTTTACAGCCTGGTGGTGCGATCATTGTAGTGATGACCCGTTGGCATAAACGGGATCTGACAGGACAGATCATCAAGTCTTCTGTTCAGCGTGTCGGTGTGGATGAGTGGGAAGTGATTGAGTTCCCCGCGATCATGCCTTCCGGCAAAGCGTTATGGCCTGAGTTCTGGTCACTAGAGGAGTTGACTGCACTTCGTAATGAATTACCGGCACCCAAGTGGAATGCCCAGTATCAGCAGAACCCAACTTCCGAGGAGGGTGCGCTGGTCAAGCGGGAATGGTGGCGTGAGTGGGAAGATGAACAACCGCCGCCGTGCGAGTTTATTATTCAGTCTTGGGACACAGCGTTCTTAAAGACACAACGTGCCGACTACTCGGCATGCACAACGTGGGGGGTTTTTTACAAACCCAACTCTGAAGGTGTAATGCAGCCCAACATCATCCTGCTGGATGCTTACAAAGAGCGGTTAGAGTTCCCTGAACTGAAAAAGACGGCACTAGAGTTCTATACAGACTGGCAACCCGATGCGTGTATTGTGGAGGCCAAAGCTGCTGGTATGCCTCTGATCTTCGAATTACGGGCTATGGGTATACCTGTCGGTGAATACACCCCGTCTAGGGGCAACGACAAGATATCTCGAGTCAACGCAGTGTCAGACCTGTTTGCGTCAGGGATTGTTTGGGCACCAGGCACACGGTTTGCCGAAGAGGTGATCGAAGAGTTTGCTTCATTTCCTTCTGGTGAACACGATGACCTTGTGGATTCATCCACACAGGCACTACTCAGGTTCCGGCAGGGCGGGTTCTTGAGGCTCAACTCAGACGAAGAAGACGAACCGTTCTATCCGAAAAGGGCCACTTATTACTGATGGTTGAGGTAAATGGCTGGCTTGTCGAAAAAGCCTTTAGGCCATTGTTTAGAAGATTCTCGAAGAAGGGCAATCGTGTGTTTTTTGATAACGCAGACTTCCCTGTCACCGCTGTTCTAGAACAAAACTACGATGTGATCAGGGCAGAGTTCGAGAAGATGCGGAACCGTATAGATGAGTTCGCGCCGTTTCAGACCATTAGCCCAGATCAGATATACATCTCTAACGATGACAAGTGGAAGATGTTTTTCTTGAAGGCAGGCAAGATCCGCTTTGATCGGAACTGCCAAGAGTTCCCTGAAACAATGAAGATTATAGACGCCGAGAAAAATCTGATATCTGCCTACTTCTCAGTGATCGGGCCAAGAAAGATGTTGATGCCACACGAAGGCCCGTGGTGCGGGATACTCAGGGTGCATCTGGGTCTTGATATACCAACCGAAGGCAAAGGCTGTGTGTTGGTGGTGAACAAAGAAGAGTATCGGTGGGAAGAAGGCAAGACTGTTGTCTTTGATGACACCTACGAACACATAGCTGTAAACATGACAGACCGTAACAGGGTTGTTTTGTTTATGGACTACATGAGGCCGTTGCCTAGACCGCTCAGTTGGTTGAACCACTTGATCGTGTATTTGGCAAGATACATGACCTATTTCAGAGAGCCAATAAAACGGCACAAGGAATGGGAAAAACAATTTTATAAGGACGCTGTTTGATGGCTTTCCTGCAAAGCAATATCCCGTACTTCAAGTGCTGGGTAAGAAAGGAATACACCCACAACCACGCCAAGTATCACGGTGAGTTCATACACGCGATGGCAGTCGCTGTAACAACAATGCCGTGTCGTAGCTTGAGCTTCCAGATGATATTCACTGGGGCCGAGACCTACGATGACGATGACGAGCCGAACGTACACGGCGGTGCGATGTGGGCAAGGATGCCGATCACAGGTCTAGTAGCAGATACTCCGCTAGAAGAGTGGCCTGAGCCGATGCCAACCTGGGCAGCGCAACCGTGGGATTGTAGTTCGCGGGAGCATTCGGTATATGTCTTGGATCGTTGTACGCCATGTCCCTGGCTTGCTAAGATCGATGGCGATATGTATCCAGCTAGGTATATGTTCACAGTGGATTACACTGACAACGAGATAGCTGATGACCCTGCACAACACAAGCAGAGTCATGTTATGGAGCTTTTAGATGCTGGTAAGTGGACGGGGAATATCGTTGCTTTGCCTAACAATAGGGTTAGAGTGACACATCCGGCATGGTTTGAGACAGGCGAAGGTGCCCCAGACTTCAGACCATCCCAGCACATTCACTACAGTAAGTCCGATTTGGACTATACGCTTGATGTGAATCAAGTATTCGATAATCTCTACGCAGGAGAAGATGATGAGAAAGAAGTCTAAAGGTATGGCTGGCGGCGGGAAAATGAAATCCAAAGGCTATATGGCTGGCGGCAAAATGAAAGCCAAAGGCATGAGTGCTGGTGGCAAAATGCCTATGGTCAAAAAGGGCGGTGAGATGGTTCCCGCTTTTGCTGCTGACGGTGTTGGTAAAATGCAGGCTGGTGGTAAAACTGGCGGCATGAAGGTTAGCCCAAAGATGATGGCTAACGGTGGTGTCGCTAGAGTGCAGATGCGAGAAGGAGGTAATACAGTTGCCCGTGGTTCTGGTGCGGCTCGACCTCAAAAGTTCACGAAGAACGGATAGATGGCTATTGACCGCCCTTTGGCTACGCCAGAGTCGATATTTTCTCAGGGAACCGGCGATGAGCCTGACCTAGAGATAGAGATTGTTAACCCTGATTCGGTATCTGTAGAAACCGAAGACGGCGGGATGATCATCGACTTTGACCCAGACATGGTGCCAATGGGTGCGGAGTCCCACGATTCCAACCTAGCCGAATTTATTGATGATGGTGATCTTTACGGTATCGCCTCTGAGCTTGTCGGCTCCTTCAAGTCAGATAAAGAAAGCCGTGCAGACTGGGAACGAACCTACATCGAAGGTTTGGATCTGTTGGGACTGAAGCATGAAGACCGCACCACCCCTTGGGATGGCGCTTGTGGTGTGTTTCATCCACTGCTGACCGAGTCAGTCATTAAGTTTCAGTCTCAAGCGATACAAGAGTTGTTCCCAGCGGGTGGGCCTGTAAAGACCTCAGTGGTCGGCACTATTACCCCTGACAAGGAAAACCAAGCGAATCGGGTTCAAGATTATCTGAACTACCTGCTGACTGAGAAGATGACTGAGTATCGGCCTGAAACCGAACGTATGTTGTTCTCTTTGCCGTTGGCGGGTTCTGCTTTCCGTAAGGTTTACTACGATCCCAACATGGGTCGGCCTTGCAGTATGTTTGTTCCAGCAGAAGACTTTGTTGTTAGTTACGGTGCCTCAGACTTATCAACGTGTGAACGATACACACATGTGATGAAGCGCAGCGCAAATGAGATTCGTAAGCTCCAAGTTGCAGGTTTCTACTTAGATGTGGAGCTACCAGCAGCTTCCCCCGATTACGATGACATAGAGCGCAAGTACAACGAGCTAACCGGCGACTCTGCCAACTACGACATGGATTACCGGCACACCATCTTAGAGATGAATGTCGATCTAGATCTTGTCGGATTTGAAGATACCGACAAAGGTGAGCCTACTGGCATCATGTTGCCGTATGTGGTGTCGATTGATCTGTCATCTCGCACGATACTGTCAATACGACGTAACTGGTATGAGACCGATGAGCGCAAGATGAAGCGCGATCACTTCGTTCACTACCAGTATATGCCTGGATTAGGCTTCTACGGCTTTGGTTTGATCCACATGATTGGTGGATTGGCGAAATCTGCTACCTCTTTGCTCCGTCAACTGGTTGATGCAGGCACACTTGCCAACTTACCAGGTGGCTTGAAGGCTCGAGGTCTAAGAATTAAGGGTGATGACACCCCGATCATGCCAGGTGAGTTCCGAGATGTGGACGTTCCTGGTGGATCGATCAAAGAAAACATCAGTTTTTTGCCCTACAAAGAGCCAAGTACTGTCTTGTACCAGCTTATGGGCGACATTGTTGAGGAAGGCAGACGGTTTGCGTCGGCGGCAGACGTAAAAGCAGCGGATAT